CGCCAGGCAAAAGGGAATCTAAGGTCTTTGGAAATAATGGGGGGATTCTTCCCCCCGGTTCCAAAAAGACGCCGTCTCTGACCTAACAGAATGTTAGGATTTAACCAGCTTTCGCTGGCACCCACTTCCGCCGAATACGCAGTTTAAAGCGTATGGCTGACTTCTCAAGGTGATCTCTTGCGCGCCCCAGAAGGGGAACGTGAAAGAATTTGAGAAGTGCGGAATACCCGTCTAACCGGTCTCGCCTTTTCAGCGATTCCAGTACATAGGTGGAAGTCTCCATTCTATGTAAGAAGCGATTCCACTTCTGTGGATTTGCTCCGTCAAGACGTGTATGCCACCCTAGGCCGGGACTATTCCTAGAGACAAGTGGTAGAACAGTATTCAATCTCTGTTCTACCTCTCTTCGGATAGTCTCAGCAGCCTCGTAGTAGCAATTCAACCACAAGTGGTTGGAAAACTCTACGAGACCCTGTAAGGCACTAGGCTCGGTGGAAGCCCCATCTGGGCGGTGTCTGCAATACAAAGGAGTCACGTCGACTCCAGCGTACGCATCTACACCGCAGCTTTCCTTAAATCTTCCGCTAAGGAAGCTCTTGTCAATGTTGACTTTCAGTCCACATTGTTCCAGCCAGTCCACTACCTGGTGAGCATATTTGGATCTAACGATGATATCATCACCGTAGACACGAATATGCCTAGAAACGCGCTTAACTCCCCCCCACGTAGGCTTTCGGCCTTCGTAGTCCAGAATAGCTGCTATGCAAATTACCGCAAAGCAGACACTCTGAACAGGGAAAGTAAGCGCATTACCCATCCCGGCAAATTTGGCTAGTTCAAAGTACTTTTTCTCACTTTGAACGTAACCAGAACGGCTCTCCATCATAAGGTCTAAGAAGACCTCCTTAGAACCAAAGACTGTCTTAACGAGCTTTAAGCTCATCAAGTCAGACGCTGATTTAAGGTCGATGGTAGCCCAGTTGTCGAGTAGGGATCCTTCCAGAGCTAGTTTTTGATTCAAGCTCTGGTCGGTTAGTGCTAGACAATTACGAAGTACAGCACAGGAAGATATATATCTTCTTAGCACTGTATTGAGTCCTTGCTGACAAAATTGTTTCAGCAGGGGTTCAATAGTAATTGTACGTCTCGATGTCGAATTCTTCGGCACCGAGATTAGTCTAGCACAATTTCTAGAAACCAAGTCTTCTAAGGTAGTTGGGCCTAGACGACTAAGAGTGTCGATCTGTCTCTTGGATACATCCTTGAGGTCCAGAGCGAAGAGCTCATAGCCGAATTTGCCCAGATCAAAGGCATCATTCTCGATACCTTTGAATAACTCAGACCACTTCTGGTTTGAGCTTAATCCTTCGAAGACCGCGCCAGGCCCATGCTTGTAGTCTGAATTACCGAATTCCTCTGAATCGAGGTTCGGCATAATCATTCTACTCACAAGTTCAAGCTGATGAGTAATGCGATCGGGCATAATAACCCTACTAGCCACCTCATCAGTTTGATAAAATGACTCTTTGGCCTTGGAATCAAGCAGAACGCTTGTTTCCTCGTCCAGAGTCATTTTCTTAAAGAGGTTAAAAACCTGACGAAGGTTCTTAATAACCCCAAGATTTGGGGACTCTTTAAGAAGGCCTGTTTCAGGTTCAAACACTTCACTAAGCATACCTGAGAAAAGTCTCGGGATTGCTTTCTTATGAGCAGTTTTAAAGCCCATAGGACAGGTGAACCGGCCCTCAGATAAAGCCCTATCAAAAGCTTTACCAAGGGTAGGAAGGGCCACGGTGAATAAGCCGTATCCCTCTTGTTTGAACCGACGCTTAAGCGTTGAAAGATCACGCTTAAGGCCTTGCACACCAGGTTCCAGCCTCTGAAAATCATTCCAGAGACTTTCGAGGAGCACAATCGGACTTTTCATATTCTCCTCCTTGAGGTTGAATATTCCGAGTCCTAGCTTCCTGATCGGCAGAGGAAACTCTGCTGTCACGACCGAAGGGGCTAATTCCTCCTTCTTCTGTCCGACTGCATCCTGCAATAATCATACCCATAACCATGAGTATAGAAATATACAGGATAAGACGGATAGAAAAGCTGAGATACAGATCAGCGTAGTAATATGTACCGCGAGTAGACATAGAAATAGTCTCCTCATGGCACGTCTTACGACTGAAACTGTACCAGCTTAGCTGTGGTAACTTCAGAATCGTCACGGAAATCCGTAAGAGCCTTAGCGAGCGCAACAACTGCTGCGTCGGTAAAGCCGAACGAAGGACGTGCGATACTGAAAGACACGGAACAAACGACATTCCGGGTCTGCCCAGTGATCGGATCGGTAGCCGCCACAGTTTGCGTCATTTGGACGTAGTGGCGAGTACCTTTCGTGGCACTCTTTGAGTGATTGATAATAACGGAGTAACCGTTACCACCAGTATCAACTCGCTCCGAACCATACCCGTCCTGCTTGATAATTGAAAATACAAGCTGGGGGGTCGGGCTCGCGGCAGTTACAGTTACTGGATCAGGTAGCATAGAACGTCTCCTAAAGGAATGGAACACGCCCTCGGCATTATGCCTTGGGTCCGTGCGAAAGAATCGTTCCTTTGCCGCTTTGAGAAATAATAGCGGCAAGGATCGACTTCTGATAATCCGTCAAAGACGAAAGATCAGAAGTCTTGTGCACGGTTGGAACACTGTTAACGTCCTTGCGTAATTGCAGGGTGTATGTGAGAACACTCGTGTGTCGCTGCTGAGAAACATTACGTTCCTCAGAAGTTTGCACGTTGTTCACATATACGCGTGACCAGTGGTCGGACTTTGAAGTGAAATCTGTCGTTAACTTACCGTCAACTTTGCCGGTAAGGAAACCCCAATTGATCAGTGAACGGTCATGGTTAATATTGTCGATAACCTCGACATAATTACCCACACCCGTAAACCAATCAATGAGCCAAGTCCACGGAATCAAATTATAGATATCCGTAAGACTGGGATAGATTCCAAGTTTATCGTTGTACAAGTGCTCGATAAACTCAGGTGTGTTTACATCTGGAAACCTGAAATTAGCATTTATTACCATGCGAAGTTCAGTGTCTCTCTCAATTCTTGATTGAGTAGAGGCTTCGTACTCTCCAGACAACACATCATATTCAAAGCCGGAGGTCCCCGTATCACTCGAAGGAAACAATCTCTTCGTGCGATACGTTGTATCCTTCCCATTCCGAGATATCAAAAAGTTGATACGTTTTGATATCTTCGTAGGGGCTTTCAACAAGTCCATAGCGTCTTTGACAGTTTGCTTCCACCCAAAGTGGTACGATAAGTACTCTTTGGGGATATCGCTAAGATTGGTTTTGAAGGATCTTACCTTCGCAATCCGCTTAGACGGTATCTTCAGGAAGCGCTCTGTGCGTATGAGGTTCCTAATAGTGTCACGCAATTGTGTAACACCACGAGGAAGATCTCGTAGCTCAACTATATTACGAAAGAGGGTATAGTCTCGGTTAGCTGGCATAGTTGCAGTGAACATCTTAAGAGAGTTCGCTGACATCAAGTCAAGTAACTTAGACTTCTCGTTCGCAATAAAGATGTCAAAGTCGTGTCTGGACAGGCGCCCAGCGTTACCTTGATACGTATAATCATTAGAATCCGTACCCCCAGTGATGGTTTGAAAATCATTGGGAGGCGAATTCAACGTAAAGGTAGAACGCGACGTAGAGGTTGTCCTAACTGATCGGCCCGGCGAGTTGATGAAGCTACGAACAAGTTCGAGCTCACCAACATCCGAGTTAATCAGTCGGGTTCTCTTAGTCGTGTCCAGAGTGTAATCCGGCAAAACTTCTTGCCTAGGCTGGTCAAAACCAGACTCTGCATGAAATGGCGGATTATCGGCCACAGGACCTACATTCCCGGGTATATTTCTCCAGTTGGAGAGACTCGAGTATGAGGTATTGTGAATTGTGCGTTTCACATGGCGGATGTTAAGAACACTATCCGTTGCGCGAATACGCTTCCGATTAGCTGGCGTTACAACGCCGACGGCTGTCCTGAATCCAGAAAAAGGATCAATAGCGAATGCTATCGACTTTATAATGGACCAGGGCATCAATCGGTAAACGAACAGCTCCACTCCTTGCGCTTGGGCGGCTAATTCAGAAATGCGGTACTCATAGAACATATGAGGGTCGTATCCTTCCGGCAATCCCCGAGTATCTTTACGGGGGGAGTCATTAGGATCTACCGACATTTTCTGAAATCTCCGTTAGGTGTGCACATAGGCATCTTACTTCCGTGAGGAAGCAAGAATGAGGACCTTGTCCTCAGAGGACCCCGTGAGGG